CTTTTTTAATTTCATAAAAATATTTTAAAGCTAAAAGCATATCGGAATAGGAAACACCTTGTCCATAATAACTTGACATTTGCTGGTATATGCGTACACTAGGTTTTTTATAATTAAAAAGTTCACATATATAATCACATAATTGTTTTCTTTCTAATAATTCATTATAACAAAATTCATGATAATATCTTTTAGTTTTAGTATTATAAATTGCATCTTCTTCTTTTACTTCATTATTACAATGTGGACATTTTGGCATATTCCTCCAATACAAAATAAGCCGATATATAAACTACATATCGGCTTATTAAATTTATATTTTAATTATATATTAAATTGTTATTTATGTCAAATTAATTTGTTTTAGGTAGAAGTTGTTTAAGATCTTCAATCACACTTTCAACTAAATCTTGTTGTTCAGGGGTAGCTGTAGAAAGTTTAATTGGTTGTCCAAAATATTCTGTAACAATAGCCATTTTCTTTTCATTCCATTCAGGAGTTTTAGGGAATTGATTCCAAATCATACCAGCTTCTTTCATCGTTTCAGAAAATGGACGTTTTGTTTCTGGAGCATATACAATTTCTTCATTTGTAATAAGAGATAAATCTCCTTTTGTATCTGATTTAATCGCTCTATCAATTTCTGCAATTAATGCTTCATAAGTAAATGGAAATTTATCAGACATTCCACCAAATCTTGAACCAGCAGTGATAAATGGAGTATTGCGACTATAAAAATATCTATGTTCAACACCATTATCATCCCATTCTTGACCAATATAAAGAATAAAGTCTACAAGAGCATTTACAACTTTTAAAGTTCTTTTATCTCCAAGAGGTTGTAAAACTTCAATATCTTCACCTTTATTATTCTTAGCTGTTTTTACATCTTTTTGTGCTGTAAAAGCAAGTCCATAACCAAGCATTGTAATTTTACGAAAAGTAGAAGCTAATTCCTTTTCATACTCTCCAAAGCCCTGGCCATAAGGAATATCTTTTAAAGCATTAATACCATGTTGCTGGCAAATATATTGTTCACAAAGCCCTGCCGCAAGATCAATAGTATCAATTATGATAGTTTTATACATATTTTTCATTTCAGGAGCTTCAAGTAATTTTACAATACGTTTAAATTCAGTCCATTTATTAATATCAATAACTTTAATATCTGGAATTGCGTTATAACCTTTTTCAAAGGCACAAAGTAAAGCATCTGGAAGGCTTTTAGCACAGAAAGAGGTCTTACCAGACTTATAGCCGCCGTAGATCAGCATTGTTTTAGATGCTAAATTTGTATTTACTTTATTAGGTTGAATATTAAGTAGATCGTTAAGTTCAATTGCCATAATTTTTATTTTCCATATATTCTAAAAATTCATTATATTTTTCTCTTTTTCTAGTTAATTCTATTTCATCATAACTATCTTTATAAATATAAGCTAAAATTTTTAATAATTGTTGATTTCCACTAATAGAAAAATAAAATACTTTACCTCTATTTTCCATTTTTAATTCAGGTTTTTTAAGTATTTCTTTTATTCCTTTTAATAGCTCTTCTGTTCCTGTAAATCCAATATGAAAATTTGTTTTTAAATTATAATTACTCCAACCTAAATTTCCGTCTCCATCCATCACTCCTCTTATAAAATGGGAATATAACTCTTCAGGAAGTTTATCATATGGAAAATTAAGTTTTAAAGTTTTATTTGGTATACATCCTTTATCTGCCAAATCTTTAGCCATTTGCTTATCTCTGAAAGAGATTTTAACTTGAGGAAAATCTTTATTGTTTCTATGAGTAATAGGATATTGTATTTTATTATTAATAGCTCCTATAGCTCGTTGAAATTTTTTTATATGAGATTCATCAGAAATTTGAAGAGCAAGACTAATTTCATCATTAGAAATATTACCATCAGCATATAAAAAACCTAACCAATAAGCTTTTTGTGGAGTATTTATTTCTTTGAAAAAACTTGAATCTTTAGGATATCTCAAATGATGAATTTCTGAAAGAGATAATATTTTAACTCCTTGTTTTCTTAAAGCTCTCCTAATAGATGTTCTTGTAGTATTAAATTCTTTTGCAATAAGAGGAGTACTATAAGTTTTATAATATTTTTTTACGACATAGTCTAATTGATCTTGAGACCAAATAATTCTACCACTATTGTCGTATTTTAATTTCAGTAGAATTTGAGTTTCCATTTTTTATCCTTTATTTAAAATCCAAAATCATCTTGAACAATAGACTTTGCTGCAGGTTTTTTTGCACCTTCAATTAGTTCTTGTTTCCGACGCTCTCTATCTGCCAATCCATTTTTGATATCTTCTGGAGAATATGAATAATCAAGTTCTTTTGGCTCACTTCCAGAAGTAATTATATATTCAATTCTATTGTATGTACGAGTTTCTTCTTCAGGTTCACCAAATCCGCCTTCAGATTCTTTTGAAATTGTATTAGTAATAGTTTTACTAATAATATTTCCAGAAACAGATACACAATCTTTAGCTTCCCAATTATTAGAAATATAACTTACAGCTTGATCACTTTCGGCAATAAAATTAATAATATCCCAACGATTATATTGTTCAAGAATACCTTCAATAATAAGCCTTCCAGTTTCATCACCATCACTATTAACTTCATTTTTAATACTCTTAATGCAAATTCCACAAGTAAATTTAGCTTTTGGTTCTTCACTTGCGCCAAGAGTAAAAAATGAACCTGATACTCTAGTTGAACTTACAATATTTCCATTAAAACGAGAAGCAAACATATTTTCTTCAAATCGGCAAGAACCTGCACGAATTTTTGTGGCTTTTGTAATATCTCCACCACAAGCCGCAAGACTTACACCTTTATCACAAACATTTATAATTTGTGTATATGCAGGATTTGCGGTTCCAGCTTTAGTTTTATCGAATGCAAATACATAAATAGAAATATCACTTTCACCTACACGAATTTTAATATTTCCTGTTACATATTTACGACCATCTTTTTCACGTTGTTCTACATTATTTTCACTTAACAAACCAACAATATTTACTTTATTATTATCTTTATAATTCATTTTATTTATTCTCTTTATTTTATATATGTATATTCTAATTGCAATTATAATTTACAAACTATAGATAAAAATACCCCTATATATTTACTACATAGGGGTATGTATAATCACTTACAAATTATTCACCAACGTAGGAAATGTAACGAACCTTTTTAACTGCTGGTTTACCTTCGGTGTCTGTCACTGTAACTTCAACAGGTTCAGAACGCTGAAGAACATTACCACCACGAGCTGTAGCCCAATAAGTAACCATAGGATTAACCTGCTTTGCAGTAAGACCAAGAGCTGCGGCAAGAGTATCCTGAGTAATCATTTCACCAACGTGTTCCTTACAATATTCCAAAACTTTAACAGTATTTTCACTAGCTGCCATAATAATAAATTTCCTTTTCTATATTTTAATTATTTTTATTTTTAATTATATATTAATTTTATATTACTTTTGATATTATGTCAAAAATATTTTAGCTAAAATATTTTAGCACCTCTACTATTTCTATTTAATTCAGGGATATTTTCTATTTCAATATCTCCAAAATTTTCAGAATAACAAATACGATCATCAGCTGTAAGACTTTTAATTTCTATAAGCTGTTCATCATCAATGAGTTTATGAACCATACGTCCTTTTGTTCCTCGTGCTTGTACAGGAAATTCCTCAATAGGAGTACGTTTAATAAGGGCACTACTTGTTATAGTAGCAATATGTGTGGTATCTTTAGTAACTAAAGTTGCAGATACGACTTCATCATTAAGACCAATTTTAATACCTACAACACCCTTTGAACCTGATTTAAGTTCTCTAAAAGAAGTTGTATCAAAATGAACCGCTAAATTATCTTTAGTTGCAATAATCATTTCTTCAGTTCCATCACCAAAAAGAACTGAAACAAGTTCATCATGATTTTCATCTTTAAAAGAAAGAATTGTTTTTTCTTTTTTAATTTTTAAAAATTCTTCTGTATTCATTTTATTTACCATACCAAGTTTAGTAATAAAATAAACACTATTAGCTTGTTCAAATGGATTGTATATAGCTACAGTATGTTCATTTTTTTCATAATTAAGTTTTGCTGCAATATCACCTTCAGTTTCTTCTGTAAAAGATTCCATTGTAGTTTTATAACATTTACCTAAATTAGTAAATACATAAAAATTATCTTCTGTAGTTCCACTCATAATATATTTAATTTTATCCTTTTTGTAAACCTTAAGTTTATTTTTACTTCTATCCTTTACTACATACTTATCTTTTGATGTTATATAAACATCAATATTTTTTATTTCTTTTGGTGGTTCCTCATCTTTGTAATCATCATAAACAATTGTTCTACGGGAATCACCAAATTTCTTACTAACTTCATTCCAACCATTGATAAGCTGTTGATTGAATTCATTTTCATTATTTAATATAATTATAAGTCTATTTGCTTCTTGAGTCAAATTTATTTTTTCTTGTTCTAATTTTTCAACTTCAAGTTTAGCTAATGAAGCAAGTTTAATAGCTAACACAGCTTTTGCTTGTTCTTCATCAAGAAGAAAATTATATTGAAGATTAATGCTTGCTGCACTGGATGAAGTTGAATTTTTAATTACTGAAATAACTTCATCAATTTGCGCCAAACAAATAAGTAAACCATCAATAATATGTATTCTATGTTCAATTTTAGCTAAATCAAATTTAAATCCTTTACGATATACTTCTTTTTCATGATCAATATGTGCTTGAAGTGCTTCACGCCAAGTAAATATTTTTGGAAAACGTCCTTTGTCAAGCATTGTCATATTAACACCAAAATAATATTGTAAAGAAGTGTTTTTATATAAATAAGATAAAACTTTATTATGATCAGCTTTTTTATTTAAATAAATTTTAATTAATGGTTCTATTCCTGTTAAATCATTGAAACGTTCAATACCAGGATTATTCTCACTTTCAATAATTTGTTCTAATTCAGAACAAATTGTATTAGTATATACTCCATATGGAATTTCTGTAATTGTAAAAATTCGTTCTTTTTCATTCCAGTTAATAACAGAACGTAATTTACAAGAAGCCCCATTTCCATTTTTTAAAGATTCTTTTACTTCTTCCCAATTAAGAAGTATACCACCTGTAGCAAAATCAGGTTTTACAATTATTTCTTCATCTGAAATATTAGGATTTTGTAAAAGTTTAATAAGAGAGTTATTTACTTCTATAAGATTAAATTGAGGAATAGATGCTGATAAACCTGTTCCAATACCAAAAGTTCCATTAACTATATTATAAAATGATTTTGAAGGTAATACAGATGGATATTGTTCTGTATCATCATAATTATCACGCCATTCAGAAATAGTATTTTTTTCTATGTCTTTAAAAAGTGAATCACATATTCCACTTAATCTTGATGCTGTATAACGTGGAGCACTCCAATTACCACTGGCTGTAAGATTACCTTCACTACCTTCTACTTCAATAAGAGGATATCGCATAGCAAAAGATTGTCCCGCTCTCATAATAATTCCTTCACAAGAAGAATCACCATGAATAAACATACGAGCGGCACTACCAATGGCTTTAAGAGTTTTTTTAAATGGTTTATTAGAAGTAAATTTATCTGTATACATACAATAAAATATTTGTCTAGCAGAAGGTTTTAAACAATCTCTAACATCAACCAATGCACGAGATTGTAATACTGCTCCACTATATTGTATCATACAATCTTTAATAATTTGTTCCATATTTTCCATATTTTATTCCCTTAATTGCGAAAAATCTACATTATTGAATATAAAATCTTTTCTTAATGAAGAGTTATTTCCCATTAAATTATATAATAATTGTATCGCATTTTCCGTTGGATGTAAAACGTCTAAGCGCTGATATTTTTCAGTGAACATAGAATTATGAGCTTGTTCTACAGAAAGAGCACCAAGGCCTTTTGCTCGATTAATTTCCCCTCTTATAGTTTTTCGCACTTTATCAAAATCTTCATCTGTAAAGAAATATTGCTCTTGTTTTCCATTTTTTACAATATATAATGGAGAACGCAACCAACATAATCTATCTTCTTGAATAAATTGAGGAGCTAAATACTGAAGAACTGACATAATAAGAAGAGCAATATGATAACCCATTTATTCCAATATTTTTATCGGCACAGACTATATTTTACTCATTATTAAATGAGGATGCTCTTTCCACCTATGTACCAATAATAGGTGTACTCTCCTTCCGGGAGATAGTCGTTACAGGTTTTTATTAATCCATTTCTTTTCTTTTTTCTTATATATTGGTAAATTTTTATATGTAAAACCCCATAGCATTTTTTGGAAGCTATCATAAGAAATTCTATCTTGAAAAAAAGAATATATTTGTTTTTAAGTTTCATTAACATATCTTTATCGGCAATTAATTACTTCTTCAGAAGTTAATGTTGCAAATTCTGAATTAGCCCCATCAGTAACATGGTACATATAATAATTTTTATTTTCTTCAGTATAAACTTCTGGCATAATAGAAGTCCAAGTGGTACCATCCCAAATAGAAGCAAAAGAATCAAAACTTATTTTATCTTTAAATTGTTCATAAACTTTCTTTCTACGTTCATGATTATTATAACAAGTTCTAATATATTTTATATCTTCATTTGTTAAATTGGTTCTTGGATTATTTTCACAAGCCGAAGAACCACCACCTTCATTACAATTATAACCAAAACCTTTATAAGTATTATAATATTTTATCCAATATTTTTCTTTTTCATTAAGTTCTTCAAGAGAACATTCTTCTAATATTTCAAAAGAAAAAGCTTTTTCTCCAGATTTTTGAATTGCAATTTCTATTGGAATATTAGTTTTA